ACCTCAGACAATTCGGCGATTGTTAAGCGCGAATGGTGGCAGATTTGGGAGAAAGAAGACCCGCCGCCATGCGACTACATCTTACAAACGTGGGATACGGCGCACGAGAAGAACACCCGGGCTGACTATTCAGCCTGTACGACGTGGGGCATCTGGTACAACCCAGAGGATAACGACCAGCCTAACATTATCTTACTAAACAGCTTCAAAGAGCGGTTGGAGTGGATCGAGCTTAAGGATAAAGCGTTCGAGCACTATAAGGAGTGGAGGCCTGACGGGATACTGATAGAAAAGAAGGCGACAGGTGGTCCTCTCATTTATGAGTTCCGGGCTATGGGTATCCCTGTACAGGAGTATACGCCGAGTAAGGGGCAAGATAAGATAAGTCGTTTAAATAGTGTATCTGACTTGATAGCTAGTGGTAAAGTCTGGGTTCCTGACACGCGCTGGGCCGAAGAATTGGTGGACGAGATAGCTTCATTCCCCTCAGGCGAGCATGATGACTTAGTGGATGCAACAACATTAGCACTGATGCGGTTCCGTGCGGGGGGCTTCATACGCCTACCAACCGATGAGCCAGACGAGCCAAAATTCTTCAAATCGCATAAGAGAGTGGCGTACTACTGATGAGCAAAATGACGTGTATGTACTACCAGCAAGCGATGCCCATAGGCTTCTGTGACTACATCTTAGACTCTATTGACTGGTCTGTGGCGCAGGACGCCACAATTTACCAAGACACAGGCGATGAGCTAAAAGAGTCGCACCGCAAAGCAGAAATAGTATCTGATCACTTGCTCTCGCCCATAGGATCGGTCTGTAAGAATTACTTGGTGTCGGGCAACGCGATGGGTCAGTGGGCTGGGTCTATATGTAACTTTGACGTGGTTCAGATAATCAAATACACCCAAAATGGGCATTATATGTGGCACAACGACGTGCTTCCGCCCAAAAACGGCATGATTAGAGCAGTATCTTTAGTGATGCTATTAAACGACCCGTCTGAGTTTGAAGGCGGGCAACTACAGATTAAAGACAAAAGCGACAACCTCCTAAAGCACAAGGGGGACATAGTTGTGTTCGACGCTAAAACCGAACACCGTGTAACACCGGTCACGAGTGGCGTTAGGTACACCGCCGTGTGCTGGGCATACAAATATTATGAGGAATGACATGAGCATCGAAAAAGGCTTATACGCAGCGCCACAAGGCATGGAAGAAGAGACTACTGACGAGTCTGAGCTACAGGTAGAGATAGAAGAGCCAGAGGGCGCAGATGAAGGCATGGAAGAAGAGCCGCAGGAAGAAGTAGAAGACGATGATGGCTTTAGCGAAAACCTAGCTGAGAACATGAGCGAAGACGACCTGTCGATGCTCGCAAACGATTTGATTGATGACTACGAGGATGATGTAGCTAGTCGCAAAGACTGGTTGCAAACCTACGTTGATGGTCTTGATCTGCTAGGTCTAAAACTAGAAGAGCGCACAGAACCGTGGGCAGGCGCGTGTGGTGTCACACATCCGCTCTTAGCTGAAGCACTTGTGAAGTTCCAAGCTGAGACAATCATGGAGACGTTCCCGGCTGCGGGTCCTGTCAAGACCAAGATCATCGGCAAAGAAACACCAGAGAAGAAAGAAGCAGCAGACCGTGTAGAAGCGGATATGAACTTCCGCTTGACTGAAGAGATGCCTGAGTATCGCCCAGAGCATGAGCGTATGTTGTGGGGCTTGGGTCTGTCAGGTAACGCATTTAAGAAGGTGTACTTTGACCCTGCATTAGGTCGTCAGGTATCGCTGTACGTTACTGCTGAAGATATTGTTGTGCCGTACGGCGTGTCTAGCTTGCGTACCGCTGAGCGTGTCACACATGTGATGCGTAAGACTGAGAACGACGTTCGTCGTTTACAAGTTGAAGGCTTCTACCGTGATGTAGACCTAGGCGACCCTGTTGTGGTCATGGATGAGACAGAGAAGAAGATAGCTGAGAAGCTAGGCTTTAGACTCACCACCGATGATCGCTATCGTCTGCTTGAGATGCAAGTTGATCTCGACTTGCCCGGCTACGAAGACCCAGACGGTATAGCACTGCCATACATTGTAACTATAGATAGAAGCAGTCAGAAGGTGTTGGCGATTCGTCGCAACTGGAGACAAGATGATCCGCTAAAACAAAAGCGTAATCACCTAGTGCACTACGGTTATATACCCGGCTTTGGGTTCTACAACTTTGGTCTTATACATCTGATAGGTGCGTATGCTAAATCTGGAACTTCCATTCTGCGCCAACTGGTTGATGCAGGAACCTTGTCGAACCTTCCGGGCGGGCTTAAATCTAGAGGCCTACGAGTTAAAGGTGACGATACACCAATTACGCCGGGAGAATTTAGAGATGTCGATGTCCCGAGTGGAAGTATTAGGGACAACATCCTCCCCCTCCCATACAAGGAACCATCACAAGTCTTAGCGTCGTTGATGAATCAGATCATCGATGAAGGTCGTAGGTTTGCTTCTGCTGCTGATCTTAAAGTATCTGATATGTCATCTCAGTCCCCGGTTGGGACTACCTTGGCTATTCTTGAACGTACGTTAAAAATTCTGTCTGCTGTTCAAGCACGTATTCACTACTCGATGCACGAAGAGTTACGTCTGTTAAAAGACATCATTCGTGATTACACACCAGCAGAATACAGCTACGACCCAGAGACAGGCGACGCAGCAGTAAAACAGTCTGACTATGATCAAGTAGATGTGATTCCAGTCAGCGATCCAAACGCTGCAACGATGTCGCAAAAAGTTGTACAGCATCAAGCAGTGATGCAACTAGCACAGCAAAATCCTGAGATATATGACATGAAGACGTTGCATCGTCAGATGCTAGACGTGCTTGGTGTTAAAAACTCAGAAAAGATTATTCCGTCACAGGAAGAGCAACAACCTAAACCTCGTGACCCCGTTACGGAAAACCAAGACGTGCTCAGCAATAGGCCCGTCAAAGCTTTCTATCAACAAGATCATCAAGCGCACATCACTGTGCATCAATCAGCAATGCAAGACCCTAAGATTCAAGCCATCTTGGGTCAAGACCCTAACGCACCAAACATTCAAGCTGCTATGCAAGCTCACATCAATGAGCACTTGGGCTTTGAATACAAGAAGCAGATGGAGCAACAGATGGGTCAAGCTCTTCCAAATTACGACGACGAGAACGCGGAAGAGATACCAGACGATCAGCAATTTCAAATTGCTCAGATGGCTGCACAAGCTTCACAGCAACTGCTGCAACAGCACCAGCAAGAAAATCAACAGCAGCAAGCACAGCAACAGATGCAAGACCCTGTTGTTCAGATGCAGATGCAAGAGTTGCAGATCAAACAGGCCGAACAGCAACGCAAAGCACAGAAAGATATGGCAGATGCGCAGCTTAAGGCTCAGCAGTTACAAGCAGAGCAAGACCTCAAGATGCAACAGTTGGAAGCTGATCAGCAAAACAAAGCTGCTGAACAAGCGTTTAAAGCTGAACAACTCAGACTTGAAGAACGACGTATTGACGCACAACAAGAAACTGCTGGCGCTAATTTAGCTATGAAGCACATGTCGGAGCAGAACAAACTTGAGAAACAGCAAGAAACAGAAGGCTTCCGTCAGGGCATGCAAGCAATGCAGAAACGTCAAGACGCTGATCGCCAAGACATGCAGCGGCAGATGAACCCCCAACCAAACAAACCCCCCAAAAAAGGTGAGTGATGGATAAAGTCATTGAAGTAATTCTTAAGGAGCTGCGTGCCAGACGCACGCAGTTATCCGAAGCAGCCGCTTCAGGCGCGGCTAAGAACTATGACGACTATAGATACATGTGCGGTGAGATTCGAGGCCTCACCAACGTGGAGATGTACCTACTTGACCTCGCAAAAAACATGGAGCATTTTGACGATGACTGAAATCCTAATCGGCTCAAACCCCGATGGCTTGGATGCAACCGTACTACCTCAGACAGCAGAAGAGAAAGCCACACAACTACCAGCACCTGTTGGTTACAAAATTTTGGTGGCGCTACCTGAAGCAGAAGATAAATTTGAAAGCGGCCTTATCAAATCCGACGAAACCAAACGGAATGAAGAGGTATTGGCGACAGTCTTTTTTGTCGTGGCGCTTGGCCCTGACTGCTATACCGACAAGGAACGGTACCCCACCGGTCCGTGGTGTAAGCCGGGGGATTTTATTCTGGCTCGACCTAACTCAGGCACCCGCTTGAAGATTCATGGGCGAGAGTTTCGGATGATTAACGAAGACACTGTAGATGCTGTGGTTCAAGACCCACGCGGCATTTCTCGTGCATAGGAGGTAACAAAATGGCAACATTTGATAAAACCGAGTACAAATTTCCTGACGAAATTGAGTCTACGATGACTCGTCCGGGCGACGAGCTAGAGGATGTAAGCGTCGAGATTGAAGACGATACCCCGCCAGAAGACAGAGGCAGGAAGCCCATGCCCAAGGAAGTCGTTGACGAGATTGAAAACGACGAACTTGAAGAATATTCTGACAAAGCAAAAGAACGCCTAAAGCAACTTAAAAAGGTCTACCACGACGAGCGTCGTGAGAAAGACCGTATTGCTAGAGAAAACCAAGAGGCTGTTAACGCTGCAAATAGGCTGCTTGAAGAGAATAAACGGCTTAAGGAAACCCTGTCATTTGGCGAGCGAGAGTACATCTCCACTATGCAGTACGCCGCAGATCGTGACCTAGCGATAGCAAAAGACAAATACAAACAGGCTCTTGAATCTTACGATAACGACCTAGTGCTGGAAGCCCAGCAAGAACTGACTGAGGCTACCCTAAGGGCGGATAAAGCAAAAAACTTTAAACCCTCTTTACAAAACGTAGAAACTGAGGTACAACAGCCGCAAACTCAGACACGGCCTCAAACAGCCAAGCCTGATGAGAAATATGCAAGCTGGGTGACGCGCAACGAGTCGTGGTTCCAAAAAGACCCTGAGATGACTCAAGCCGCATTTGGGCTGCATGAAAAGCTAGTTAGTCAGTATGGTGCTGAATACATAGGTACCGACGACTACTACAACCGCATTGACGACACAATGCGTAAAAGATTCCCCGAGGCGTTCCAAGACACGCCCGACTACGCTGACTCCAAACCCCAGCGAAATAGAGCCACCACAGTGGTTGCTTCAGCCAAACGTAGCACGGCCCCGAGGCAGGTTAGATTAACGGCGACCCAAGCAGCGCTGGCTAAGAAATTTAAACTTACCCCGGAGCAATATGCTCGTGAAGTCCTCAAATTGGAGAACAAATAATGGCTGAATCAAAACTTACTCGTGAACTTGAAACTCGTGAAACGCAGATGCGCCCTAAGCAGTGGGCACCAGCGGAGTTGCTACCTGAACCAGATAAGCAACCGGGCTTCAACTATAGGTGGATTCGTGTTTCAACATTGAATAATGCTGACCCACGTAACCTGTCGGCTAAATTGCGCGAAGGTTGGGAGCCGGTACATGTTGCCGAGCAACCAAAATTTCAACTGCTAATCGATCCAAACAGTCGCTTTAAGGACAGTATTGAGATCGGTGGATTGTTGCTTTGTAAGACTCCCTCGGAGTTCGTTGAACAGCGTAATGCTCACTTTAACGACCAGACTCAGGCGCAGACCCTTGCAATCGACAATAGTTTTATGCGTGAGAACGATCCTCGTATGCCTCTGTTTAATGAGCGGAAGTCTACGACGACGTTTGGCAAAGGTAAGTAACCCTTTAACTTTGGAGTTTAATCATGGCACAAACTGCGCCCTTCCCAACCGTAGCTGCCCCTTACGGGCTACGTCCGATCAATTTGATCGGTGGTCAGGTGTTTGCCGGTTCGACTCGTCTACTCAAAGTTACCAATAGCTATGCAACAAACATTTTCTACGGCGACGTAGTTAAGACTGTTGCTGGCGGTACTGTTGAGAAAGACGTTGGTCAAACTACTGCAACGCCTGTTGGTATTTTCCTAGGTTGCGTTTACACAAACCCAACCAATAGCCAAAAAACATATTCGCAATACTGGCCTGCAAGCACTTCGGCTACTGACATCTATGCGTATGTTGCGGATGATCCTGATGTTCTGTTCAAAGCTGTTCTGGCTGCGGGTACAACCGAAGACGGCAACGGTCTGACAGTAGCTTTCTTGGGTCAAACAATGGTTGGTTCCAACGCTGAACTCGTTCAGAACGCTGGTTCAACTTTGACTGGTGACTCAAAAGTGGCTATTTATAGCGCCGCTGGTGGTACAACTACTGATTCGCTGCCTATTCGCATCGTTGACGTAGTGACTGAAACAGCTAATAGCTCGGGTAACTTCTGCGAGTTTATTTGCAAATTCAACGCCCCATACGCGGTTTCGACATCAGTTTATGCTGCTGGCCCTCCAATTACGGTTACTACAACAACTGTAATGACAGGTGGACATCAGTACCTCAACCCGACAGGCATCTAAGGAGCATTTAAATGGCTATTTCACGCGCACAACTACTGAAAGAGCTGCTCCCCGGCCTGAACGCCCTGTTCGGTTTGGAGTATGCTCGTTACGGCGAAGAGCACAAGGAAATCTACGAAACAGAGACTTCCGAGCGTTCGTTTGAAGAAGAAACAAAGCTGTCTGGTTTCTCAGCCGCACCTGTTAAAAACGAGGGCAGTGCCATTCGTTACGACAATGCGCAGGAAGCTTGGACTGCTCGATACAACCACGAAACCATCGCTTTGGGTTTCTCGCTGACCGAAGAGGCCATCGAAGACAACTTGTACGACAGCTTGTCTGCTCGTTACACCAAAGCTCTGGCTCGTGCTATGGCTTACACCAAGCAAGTTAAAGCTGCTAACGTCTTGAACAACGGCTTCTCAGCATCCTACCCCGGTGGTGATGGTGTTGCTCTGTTCTCGGCTTCGCATCCTTTGGTTTCTGGTGGCAACAACAGCAACATCCCTACAACTGCTGCTGACCTGAACGAAACTTCGTTGGAAAACGCTGTTATTCAGATCGCTGCGTGGACGGATGAACGTGGTCTGTTGATCGCTGCTAAACCTAAAAAGCTGATCGTTCCACCAGCACTCCAGTTCGTTGCAACTCGTTTGTTAGAAACCGAACTCCGCGTCGGCACTAACGATAACGACATCAACGCATTGAAGAACAATGGTTCGATTCCTGAAGGTTATACGATCAACCACTTCTTGACCGATACAAACGCATGGTTCCTGACCACTGACGTTCCTAACAGCATGAAGCACTTTGTTCGTTCGCCTTTGGCTAACTCAATGGACGGCGACTTCGATACTGGTAACGTACGTTACAAGGCTCGTGAGCGTTATTCGTTTGGTTGGTCTGACCCACTGGGCATGTACGGCTCAGCAGGTGCCTAAAAGCAATTGAGGGGGTTTCGGCCCCCTCTTTTGTATGCTATAACAGCAGTAATCCGGGAAACCGGTGCGAACGAATGGCCCCGGCCTGTTACATGCATATCGTCGCACTTAACTCGCATGTGAGGACAATTTATCATGGCAGTTTCTACCACCCAAAGCATTTGGCGTTCGGGCGGCGGCGATCAGACTCGCACCGCATATTGTGGCACCGGCGTCATGGCAGCCGATTTCTATATTGCTGACGCTTCTGTTGCTGCGTCTACCAATGTCGCTGTTGATTCAACACTACTCACTACTTACGTAGTTCTCCCAGCAGGTGCTGTTGTTACCTCTGTCATCATCACTGATGCAGGTACTGGCTCTATTGACCTTGGTACTACTGGCGTAGTTTCAGGCACAGTTACCGCTGCAAATATTGCTAACAACCTGACTGTATCTTCTACTGGTGTAGTTACTAGTGGTTTGACATTTACAGCTACAAGCGAATTAAGCTATTTAACTGTAAAAATCGACACTTCTGGCGCTGGCACTGTTGGTGGCTACATCACTTACTTCGTCGTCGATCCGCTGTACGGTCAGCAGAACGTCTAATAGGGGGCCATTATGGCTATGCAATATGACGTTAAAGCCGCACACCTCAATAATTCGGGGTTTGCGGTACTTGGGCCAAACAGGTTAAAAGCGCTATCTACAGTAGGAA